TAACTCCTGAAGCACACTAAGTACATCCCTATAAGCGAACGCCTTTGTAACGGTTACACCGCCCGCTCCTACATCATTCTGAACGCTTAGTTTTCTACGCTCAACCGCTGCTAAATCGCCTAACTGCTCTCTAACGATAGCCTTCATCATATCGTCAGGCTTACCCGTCTTTTCAGCTTGCGCGCTGCCAGCATAAGCCCAAACGATAGCTGAGTCCAGAAGCCAATTCGCATCGGTGGCGAAAAGCTGTATATATTCCCTGCCTTCTCGGTCTGTATAAAATTGCCAGTCCTGCAGAAAATAAGCGGTGTCATTCTGCAATTCCAGCGAGCCGTGTTTTTCCCGCCATATCTCGAATATCTGCCCTACCGCAAAATCCTCATAGCGCATAAGCTGACGGGGAATTGTCAACATCATGCTGCCTATGGTGTTCTCTGTGCGCACATACTCAAGCGATGTAAAAGCCTGAATTACCCCCAATTTCACTCCAGCATCGGTATACCAGTCTACTTGGTATCTCATTCTAACAGTGCTCCGTCTATGCCCCAGAATTTAGGCTTCCAAGTAATCCAAGCGTTGGTAGCTGCGGTTGTGGTTGCCTTATCCATAAACACGCTAATCGAATTTACGCCGGGCTTCAAATAAAAGTTGCCATAATCGCTTCCGGGATTTATATAGCGCAGCAGGTTGCCCCGTCCAGCCCAGCCGCCCATAAATTTCAAGTTAACCGGGTCGAAGTTCAAACCAATCCACTCGCCTTCCTGAAGTGTCAAGTCATTAAATTCTATATGCGCTCCAGTCGAGTAATTGGTTATGGAGTAAAGCTTTCCGGGACCCATAACCGATATGAAAGGATAAGTGTTAGCTGAACCGCTGGAAACGTTAAGGTCAATTGCAGTATTACTGGAAATGGCGTTTTCACTTGAGCCTGCTGTTGAAAATTGACCTCCTAAATAAAATGACCCATCAGACGCCTCGAGCATTGCTAAAATAGGAACATTTATATTAGGCAAGTCGATATCCATTATTTGCCAAGCACCGCCAACTGATCTTGCCACTCTGTCAACTTTTAAATTTCCAGCAGTGGTAAAAGTACCAGATGCATAAATATCACCATTAGAAGCACATCTAACTTTATATACGTTATAAACACCTCCACCTGACAAACCTCCTGCCTTTAACGAACCCCAATTATTTCCACGCCAAGCAGCGATGCCATCAGCATTAGGATCTCCACCTGCATTTGTAAAATTACCGCCAATTATGATTGTTCCATTGGGATTTATATCAATTGCCCATACAAAACTATTGATTTCAGTTGCGCCTAAATCCGTAAACGATTTGAAAGCTGAACCATTCCACCAACAAATGTAATCTCCATTTGTACCATCCGCATTGGTAAAAGTTCCGCCTATCAATAATCTCCCATCAGGCGCGAATCTCAATGTTCTTACCGTGTCGTTTAATCCAGTAGATAGAGGTGCCCAATCAGAGCCATTATAATATGCAATATTTTTACAATTTGTACTTCCACCAGCAGCATCGAAATAACCGCCGATAAAAATTGTTCCGTCTGGAGAAATCTCTATTGCATAAATAGTTGCGCCAGATGGGTGAGAAATCCCACTGCCAACTGCGCTCCAAATCCCAGTAGCAACAGTATATTTGGCAACATAGTTTGCGCCCGTCCCAGCAATATCTGTGAAATTACCACCAACATATAAATCGCCATTTGCGTCAAAAGCCATACACCAAATAATATCGATGATACTATTTGTAGAAGTAACCCCAAGTCCTTCCCAAGCTTGATTAGCCTTACTCCATCGTGCAATTCTATATGTCCCAGTCACACCGCCCGCACTTGTAAAATTTCCACAGATATAAATATCACCATTTGGAGCTTCCTTTATATCACTAATATTACCGTTTACTCCCGCCAAAGGATTTACATAACTTGAACCATTCCATTCGCACCAGCGCCCTTCTGGGTCACGCCTTACGATGTAATCAGCAGCAAATTCTGCATACAGGTCAAGCTCGCCGCCTTCCTCATAAGCGCCGTCCAGCAGCCCGCTCGGAATTTCGAAATTCAGGATAGCGCGCTGATGGTTAGGCAAATCAGGCGTGTCGGTCAAAGTAGCAGGTAAAGGAATGCAACGGATGTCAATCGGATTAGTGGCTTCATCGCCATTATCAGCAAAACCCTGATAGCGGATAATCCGTTCGCCGTGCGGTCTAACATCCGAGCCCCAATTAATGCCAAATTGCTCTTCTACTTTCGCGCCGTCCAGCAAGTCTGGTCTGAGTGCGTCAATTAGCGCTTTACGTTTAGCCTCAATCTCACCCAGCGTTTCACCAGTAAAGTCCACAATAATGCTAAATTGCCTTGATTTTCGGATGTGGTCTTGGTATAAATCACCGCCGGAAGTCATCTTAGTTAATATCTGATTCCAGTCGCCGTGTCCTAAACCAGTAACCTGAACCAGCTGGCAGTAGTCTTCTAAGTCCAGCAGTTCACCGCCCAGGCCGGTATAAGCTGAGCGGATAGATGCGCTGCTTCTAATTGCGCCTTCCCATTTGCAACCATCACCATAGCCGTGAATGAATGTAGTAGCTTTGCTTTCCTGTTCGAACTGTGCGCCGTCTATGTAGAAAGCCGCCGTAGAAGCAACCGCATCTCTTGTAACCCACAGCTCATAATCGCTTGCCGTTTCCGTTGCAGTCAAGGTAACTTCTACTCTTTGCCAGTATCCAGTAGCGGTGAAGGTTTTAGTAGCTTTTGCAGCATGAGCAGCGTTAGTAATCATAATTCGCATCGCTTGCCCAGCCGTTCCCTTCACGTCAACCGAGAAGGTGTAATCAAGCCCGCTGGTAACTTTCACGTTATCATAATAAGCAGAACTTGCAATGCCCGAAGCTGGATTAACTTGCAGCGAATGAGCGCCCCGTCTTACCTCATCACCAGTCAATTCTATCGTTACTCCAGCGCCGCTTGCAGTCCAGTAGGTAATCCCTTCAGGCGTGTCAAAGCGGGGATTTTTAATATAATTCCTGCCAGCCTTCGGCTTCACTATCCAGAATTTCTTTTGCGTCAATACAGGTGCGGTCATGCCCAAGCCTCCATAAGCTCAAATGCCGTCTTTACATCCGCTGGATTGCTACTTGTCGGCATTGTCAAATTGTATACATTCCCACTTTTATTTACGCCTGCCCGAACGAGTGCGTCAGCGATTGCCCTGCCTATCTCGTCAGCGTTTATGCTCTCTTTAGATGCGCCACCAGCCAATGCTTTGCTCAACGCTCTCTCTGCATCTGCACGGCTCATAATGAAGCCATCTGCAGATGGTACGAACAGCTCTCCACGATAGCCGTATTCCTGCCACGTATAAGGGGCGCCGCCTTGCACCGCACCACCAACGGCTTGAGCTTTAGTTGGCCCATATACTTTGTAATTCACCCATGCAGTCTTACTAGGTGGAGTATAGCTATCAATCGCACCGGTATCCAATTGGAGTTTTACAGGGAGTGGCGCTATTGTTCTATGTTCCAAAACTGCAAGGTCTGCCATTACATCGTCAATATTATCGTCAATTTCAAGCGTCTTGCCTTCTGGCAAATTCTCAATATCCTCTGCAAGGTCTTCTACTAACTTGTTATATTGCGTTTGCGTTATTATTTCATCATCAAGTAGCTGCTTGTAAATATTGACCTGTTTAGTGGCTGCAACTGTGTTTTGGTCTACAAGCCCCATTTTTACCGCTAAATCATAAGCAGCTTCAGCACTCAGCCCTTCAGAAGCTATTTTGAACAGCAGGCTTTCAGAATAAGAGCGCATTGCAGCATCGGCATTGTTGGTTGCGTCTGCGACTTCCTGTTGAGCAGTAGCTGCTTTTTTGTTGGCTTCTTCTGCTTGTTTTGCCGCAATGGATTGCGCAATCATAGATTCAGCAGTTTGGTCAGCAGCAATGATACTATCACGATAGATTTCATTTAGAGCGTTCTGCGCAATTGTTAATTGTTCAGTTGTTGGAATAGCCAATCCATTGGTACCGCTAATTTCCTTGATGATATTATCATATTCATCGGAAGTTATGATTCCAGATTTCATGGCATCCTGTATCTTGCCGATAATTTCAGTCATTTGTGTACCAAGCGTAATATTTTGCGCCCAACCATCTGCCAAAGTAGCCATTGTCGGCGCCACTTGGTCTAATGAGTCAGAAAAGCTCAGTTTGATTGCATCGCCAAGATTTTTGAACGCCGACTCCATTTGCATGATTTTTCCAGCGCTCGTGTCGGCAATATCACCAACCCGCTGAATCTGCTCTTCAGCCTGCTGGAGAAAAGCCTCAGTAAATGCTTCCTGTACGCTCAGCCCGGTAGCTTCTAATGCTTTTACTTTTTCATCGAAGCCTTCTACAGCCACTCCAAGCTGGTCAAAGCGCATAGTTGTCTGGTTCGTCAGAGTCAGAACCAGTTGGTTCATGTTCATGCCCAAAGCGCCTGCAACCCTTGTAAGCCTAACTACTTCATCATGCGTATCTGCAAGTCCAAGCGCCATAAAATTAGCTGCGCTTGAAACCAATTCTGCATCGCTAACAGTGCCAC